TACTGAAAATGATATTGATGTCATAGTCAGCAGTTACAAAGACAATCCATTCCTAGAAGAATCTGTTATCCTTGAAATTGAACTATTAAAAAAGACAGACCCTGCGTTGTGGAATGTTTATGGTATAGGAGAATGGGGTACGATTGAAGGCTTGATATTCAATAACTTTGAAGCCTGTGAATCATTACAAGGCGAATTACTAGGTTACGGCTTGGACTTTGGTTATTCTATTGACCCGACTGCATTAGTTGAGGTAAGGAAACACGAAGGGCAACTCTATGTACAAACATTGATTTATGAAAGAGGCTTAACGAATCAAGACATTAGTGCCAAGATGCGACAACTCAATGTTCCTCAACACATTACAATCATAGCAGATAGTGCAGAACCAAAAAGCATTGAAGAATTATACAGGGATGGATGGCGAATGATTAAAGGTGCTAACAAAGGAAAAGATAGTATTAACAATAGTATAGATATATTGAAGCGATATAAGATTAACTTCGTAGCCGAAGATATAATTGGTAAAGAAGTTATGACATACAAATACAGAACAGAAAAAGATGGCACACTAACAGGTCAGCCAACAGATTTATACAACCATGCGATAGACGCATTAAGATACTTCGCCTTGAATGAATTAAAGGTTAGTAACAAAGGATTGTATACTTTTAGATAAACGATAACCTAAAAAATATATTTACAATTATGTGGGATAAACTGACAGTCGGGCAATTTATAAGCCTATACGATATTGAATTAAGTGAGCAACTTAACATTGTTGAGAAGCAACAAAAGATGTTGGCAGTCGTTGAAGGCAAGAACGAAGAAGATTATGATGCCATAAAGTATAGGGAATTAGTACAGGAATATGCCAAGAAGTTAGAGTTCTTCAACAATGTGCCAGAATGTAAAGCAGTTGATTATATAACAATAGGCGACAGAAGGTATAAGTTTTGTTTTGAATTAACTGAAATTACCGCAGGTCAGTATATTGACATCAATCATTTTAGCGGACAGATAATGCAGTTACACAAGATTGGTGCTTGTTTCTTTCTACCAATGAAGGGAGATAAGTATATGGAGTATGGAACTATACCACACGAGGTAGTCGCAGAAGATTTATTGAACGCTAAATTCGTAGAACTTTATGGTTGTATGCTTTTTTTTTATCAATTATTCAAGGAATTAGTAAGCGATACAATAACCTCTTCAAATTTGAAGGAGGAAACGAGAGCGGCTCTACTTCGTTTATGGAAAGATGGGGATGGGTTTATTCAACAAAACAAATAGCGGACTTTGAAAATATAACAATGACGGCAGCATATAATCTACCAATCATACAGTATCTAAATAGTCTAGCATATTTAAAGGATTATAACAAACATAAAGAAGCAGAATATAAACAATGGGAGTTGCGACACAGAAAGAAGTAGATGCCTTATTCAATATCGGTGGCAGAAGGCTAACTGAAAACGAATATGTTGTTGAAGTAGAAAATACTTTACAACAAAGTGTCAAATCTATATTGGATAGGCTAGGAATAGATTTAGTTGCTAGACTTGAAGAATTAGTTCCACAGGCTTCGGGCAGATTAGCAAGTTCAATAGCGGTTATCGGTGCAAAAGAAAAGAGTGGAGTTTGGAGATTAGAGATAGGATTCGGTGATGCGAGTTATACGGATTTTATTGATAAGGGAGTTAAAGGTGTAGCAGGTAACCCAAAGAATAAAATGTTCTATAAGAACGCTGATGGTAAATATTATCAGTTCAAAACTTATGGTATGCCACCCGAAGCACTAGCGAACCTAGAAGGATGGGCGAAAAGAAAGAACATAGAATTAAAGGCAACAAACCTTATTGAAAACACAGAAGGGAAAAGAAGAAAGAAATTAAAACAGATTACAAGTCCTGCTAGTAGATTAGCATATTACATTAAGAAATATGGTATTGAAGGTAAGAACTTTAAACAAAGAGCAGTTGATGATATTACACCATTCTACCTAACAGAACTTGAAGAAGTAGGTGCTAACTCATTGATATTAAAAGTAAGTAAGAAATGATAACATTAACACAACCGACACCAAGCATACTACCTACATTCAATCGTATTCTTTATAGAATTGTAAGTAACAACGCTGCTAACATTGGTTTTAAATATGTAGTGAAAGTATATAACGGAGCAAATGAATTAATCGCTACGGCTTATTATGATAGTCCTGCGAATCCTGCTAACGAAGTTGAATTTGATATATCTAAATTTGTATCAACTCAATATAATTTTAGTAGAGGATTTTATGAAACTGCAAATACAGGCAACGATAATGGCATACTAAAAAAGTTCTATATAAAATGCTATGAATATTATGAAGTTGATGGCGATTATGTAATTATATTAAACACAGAAGTAGTATCAGCAACGAAATATGGATTAGCGGCATCTTTACCATTACTAGAATTAAAGAATTGGTACGCTGATTTTAATAATTATAATGGAACAAGCAATAGTGTTTATAAGCCATTGACAGATTGGAATATAATTAAGTTAAGGAGTACTGATTCACAAGTATTTGGATTCTATAATACCAACAAGATTGTGAGTTGTGAATTAAAAGTATTCTATACTAATAATACAAATAGCACTTTTACAATAACTCCATCAGCAGTTGGCGACCATACAATTACATATTTCAAAGTTACACCATTGACTTACGGAAGTAATGTATCATACATAGAAACATACATCAATTGGAATAATGGTTCAGCAAGAAGAAGCCTGTTCGCTACACTATACATACAAGAATGTGGCAAGTACGACCCTATGCGTTTAGCCTACTTAAATAAGTATGGCACTTATGACTTCTTTAATTTTGATTTAGTTAATAAGACAACATTTGAAATAGAAAGGAAAGGTTACCAAAGGAATTACACAGGAGATATATATGAAGCGAATGGTATAGTTGTAAAGAACATCAATCCTATATACTATGTCAAGGAATTACAAAAATGGAAAATAATAAGCGACTACTTAACAGATAGCCAAAGCGAATTGATTAGGGAGTTATATACATCTCCATTACTTTACTTAAATGTAGTGAATGACAATTATGTTACACCATCTTGGATTCCATCAAAAGTAAGTGCTAATAGTTACGAATTAAAAAAATCAATATCAGATAAGTTATTTAATTTAGAACTAGATTTAGAGTTCGGGTTAGTTAATCAAAGACAATCAATTTAGTATGAGTACAAGGTTATATATAGAAGGATATGAAGCAGATACTTTGGGGGATATTGATGTTGATTTCTCATATTCTATTGCTGACATTAGCGATATTGAAAGAAGGAACACATCGTTTTCAAAAACAATGGTACTACCTTCTACATCTAATAATCAAAAACTATTCGGTAATATATTTGATGTATCAGTATCAAATGATTATTATGAGAATGACCCAAACATTCTAGTAAACTTCAACCCTGCCAAACAAGCAAAGGCACAGATATTCCTTGATAATGTAAAGATATTTGATGGCGTTTTAAGGCTGATTAAGGTCACTAACAAAGATGGTGATATAACTTATGAGGTAAATGTTTTTGGGCGATTGAGGGACATCCTAGACACATTAGGCGACAAGACATTGGCTGAATTAAACTTTAATGATTACGACCATGTATGGAATAGTAATAATATTGGATTATCTTGGAATAGTACACAATGGGTAGATGGTGCTATGAACTATGTATATCCATTAGTAGATTATGGATATTCAACAGATGGTTATGCATATCCATTAACAAACTTCAAACCTGCCGTTTATATTCGTGAGATTTTAAAAAGAATATTTGCAGAAGCAGGGTTTGAGATAAGAGCACCATTCTTTAATACGCAGTACTTTAAGAAGTTGATTATGGTAACGGCTGAAAAGTCAATTACTAAACAAGTTAGCACATTACTAAATCAATATGGATATTCAATTATAGATGCAGTTACTACTGCTGAAAATTATAGTGATTTAATATATTTTTCTAATGTATCAAATGATGGATTTACTATTGCAAATTCAGGAAGCAAATTTACTTGGAATAGAGTACAAACAATAAATACAGGTTTGACTTTCAAATGTAGTTTAGTGTTTCAAGCATTACAAGGTGGTACAAGGAATGAATGGATGGTTCATGTTAAAAAAAATGGTTCTGATATTTTAACTGCTACTAGAATAGTATCTTTTATATCAACAGGTCAAATATTTAATTGGGATGTTGAATTAAGTACTGCGTTAGATTTAGTTAATGGTGATTATTTTGAAATTGAAATTACAGGAGAAAGAATCGGTGGTAGTCGTGCAGACCAAGGTATGCATACTAATATATTTTTACGCACAGGAGCAGAATTTAAAATAGGTAATACAGTTCCTGTGGCGGTTGAATTGGCAGAAGGCGATATAATGAAGATAGGATATACTATGCCAAAGTCAATGAAACAAAGAGATTTTTTGAAAAGTATTATTACAATGCATAATCTTTATGTAACACAAGATAAATTGCAGGATAATGTATTAGACATCATACCATATAGTTTATTTTATAGGGCATTTAAAAATGAAGCAGCAGATTGGACTAATAAACTTGATACAAGTCAAGATGTAACTATAACTCCTGTAAGTGAATTAAGTGCGAAAGAATATCGTATTGCATTTGATGATGATAGCGATTATTGGAGTCAGTTCTATAAAACAAAGTTTAACGAAGGATATGGAGAAGCGAGAGAGATTATTGATAATGACTTTGTATTAGAAACTAAATCATTGAAAGTTGTATTTGCTCCACCTGTTATGCGAGAAGAAGTGGCAGGTAGGGTTATGATACATTTATATAAAGTTGAGAACGGAGTTAAGATAAGAGATAACTTTAAACCTAGAATAGCATATTGGCAACCGAACACGAGTTGTCCTACTATGTGGCGAATGAATTTTGCAGCAGGATTTAGCACATATTCAGCCTATCCATACGCAGGGCATTTGAATAATCCTATTGAACCTGTGAATGATTTATTATTTGGAACTCCAAAAGAAGTTTATTTTAGTATATCAGTATATCCCGGAGCAAACCTTTATGGAGCATATTATTCCCCTCTAATTGATTTGATTGGAGATAGGAATAGTAGATTATTAGAAGGTATGTTTTATTTAACTCCACAGGATATAATGGATTTAGATTTTAGAAAGATAATTAAGGTAGGCAACCACTACTATCAACTTCATAAGGTAGATAGATATAACCCGATAGCCAATACGCTATCTCATGTCAGCCTATTCAAAATACTAGCGGAAGTACAACCATTAGAGTATGAGTATATCCTTTTAGAAACGGATTACTATATGTTACAGGAAAACGGAATTGATAAGTTTTATATTTAAAAGTATGTCAGATAAAAGGATAAGTCAGTTAGTAGAGAGGGTTACCATTGCCAACAATGATGTCCTACCGATAGTAGCGTTGAATGCTGCGACTACAAATAAAGTAACAATATCTACTATACAAGATTGGATGCAAACCAATTTGAATATGGGAGTTACATCCGTAGCATTATCTGTACCAACAGGATTAAGTGTAACAGGTTCTCCAATTACATCAACAGGGACTTTCGCAATTACATTTACGGCAGGATATTCTATACCTACAACTGCAAAACAAACACAATGGGATACGGCTTATACAAATAGAATAACAAGTGCTACTGCTCCGTTAGGAATTGCTAGTAATGTTATTTCTATCACACAATCAGGTGCTTCAAGTGATGGCTATTTAAGTTCAACAGATTGGAACACATTCAATAATAAGCAAAGCACAATTACCAAAGGTAATTTAACAGAAGCAACAAGTTCTGTATTAACTATTACAGGTGGAACAAATGCAGTTATTGGAAGCGGTACAAGTATAGAAGTTAAACAAGCGAGTGGTAGTCAAGATGGATTTTTAGATTCAGCAGATTGGACAACATTCAACGGAAAACAAAACGCATTAAGTGGCACAGGTATTGTAAAAAGTACAGGTGGCACAATATCATACTTGACAGATAATACAAGTAATTGGGATTCAGCGTATAACGATAAGATTAATAGTGCAGCAGTTACAGGAACTACAACTAAGACATTAACTTTAAATCAACAAGATGGCGGTACAATAACGGCTTCTTGGACAGATGACAATACGGATGCGGTTACAAGTGTATTTGGCAGAACAGGTGCGGTTGTAGCTACAAGTGGCGATTACAATACATCACAAGTAACTGAAAATACAAACCTTTATTTTACGGATGCAAGAGCAAGGGCAGCGATTAGCTTGACCACAACAGGTACAAGT